AAGTTTTCTGGTGAATTAAGTTAGATACTTTCTGTAATTTAATACCTAAAGTTTGGAACCAAGACATTTTAGTGTAATATACACCTGATGCATTAGTTGTTGTTACTACTGTTGGTGTTTCTGTACCACCTGCTGTAGTATTAGCATTAGTTAAACCTGAAATAGATCCGTCTTGAGCTACTTTAGCACTCCATGCTTCAACTGTATCAGCATTCTTGATTAACATATCTAAGATTTCAAGATCAATTTCCATTGAAATATACTCACTTAAGATAGAAGTTAATTCTGCTTCTGCGTCAATTGAGTGATAAGCATTCAAGTCTTGAGCGAACTCAGGCGTCCATTGTGCTTTCAATTTACGTGTTTTAGCAGAAACTGTTTCACTTCTTAACTGAACATTAATTTCAGGAATATCTAGTCCAGAAACATTTTGTGATTCAGCAGCTGGGAAGTTTTCTTCGAAGTCACCTCTATCATTTAAATTAACTGGATCTTTGAAATAAGTTAAAGTTAAACCAGACTGAGTAGCATCAGCACCACCACCTTGTTCTACACCACCTGAATATATGAATACAATATTGTCTCCTTCTATTCTTGTAAATGCTGGGAAAGTTACTACTTCACCTGTAGATCCAGATGCAACTCTAAATGCTCTAACGTTAGTTTCTTCAACAAAACTACATCCTGAGAAGTGAGTTTTAGCTAATGTTAATTTTTTCACACCTGCTTGGTGACCACCTGCTTCTTCGAATTGACCAGCTTTAGAAGCTGAAAATTCAGTATCACCAAAGAAATCAGTAAAAGAAGCTGTAGTAATTTCAGTTATAGCTATAGTTGGTGTAATTTGACTTTCTGTTACTGAGTAAGCATACTCACCAGCACCATAAAGACCTTTGTTAAATGCTCCATCCGTTCTCTTAAGATCTGAAGTAGCACCATAAAGTGATTCACCACTTGCTTGTCCTGCTCTTTCTGTACCATATTGGAAATCTAAATAAAAGATTAATCCAGCTGGTAAATTCATTGGTTGTACCGATACTAAATCTTTAGCAACGATTTCACCAAATACTCTTCGTACTAATGGAAGAGCTACACCTGCCCATGCTTCTGAATTAGCTCCATTAGTTACAGACTGACCAGTACCTGCAGTACCTAAAGCGTTAGCCTCGTTAACTAATTGTTTAGCTTGGTTTTCAAGAAGAATAGACATGTTGTTTTTTTCTGTAGAAGATTCAATTCCTTCCAAAAGTCCTGATCTGTCCCATTTGTTGGCTAATTTGCCAGCTTGGTCCTGCATTACTTGGTAAGGGCTTGCACCTTCTAGTAAATGATTTACTGTGTCCATTTTTTGTAAATTCTTTAAGGGTTAATTATTCGTTTATTTTAATATTTGCTAATTTTTGGAAACGATTTACCATATTAGTTGATTCTGAAATAATTTCTTTTTTAGGACCGGTAGATATACCTGCCGCTTTAGAAGCCATTCCAATACCTTCTTTTAAAGTAGTCGCTTTTGTTTTAAAAGATGCTTTCTTTGATTTAGCAACATTAAAAGTATCTTTAATAGTTTCATATATTAATTTAGCTTCTTTAACACTATCTGCTTTATCTAATGTCTCAACAACACGTAGTTTTTGAGAATCGTCTAAATTGTTAGCTTTAAAAATTCTATTAACATATAATAATTTAGAGTTTAAAAGGTTAACTTCATTAAGTTCTGATCTAACAGCATTATATGCTGCTTGAACCTCATTTAATTTGTTACGTACATTTTTACATCCATTTACAGATTCTTTCATTTTGTCTTTGTCATCCTCATCATGCATGCCTTCTTTTTTATCTTTGTCATCCTCATCATGCATGCCTTCTTTTTTATCTTTATCATCTTCGTCATGCATTCCTTCTTTAACATTTTCTTCGTAACAATGAGCTTCAGGCATTGGTTTGCCGTCTTCATCATAACAATGTCCTTCTTCTAAATTGTTGATTTCATTGAGAAGAGCATCTAAGTCAAATTCCTCATTTTCGTTTAGACCTTGATTAACGTCAGTAGCGTCTGCTTTGACTTTTTGTATTTGGTCTGCTCGATAGTTAGGATAACCTACAGCTTCTTCAATTTCATCTTCTTTTTCGTCTAAGACTTCTTCTTCTTCTAATTCTAATTCGTTTAATAGTTCTTCCAAATCTACTTCTTCATCCATGTCATCTTCGTCATGCATACCTTCGTCCATATCGTCTTCGTCATGCATACCTTCATCCATGTCATCTTCATCGTGATAAGCTTCATCCATGTCATCTTCGTCATGCATGCCTTCATCCATATCGTCTTCGTCATACATTCCTCCATGCATCATCTTTCCATGCATCATTCCTCCATGTCCTTCATCCATATCATCTTCGTCATGCATACCTTCGTCCATATCGTCCTCGTCATACATGCCTTCATCTAAATCTTCAGATAGTTTAGCAGATAGCATAGATTGAAGTTTTGGTGTAAAAGCTTCTTCCAATGCAGCTTTAGCATTTGCAAGTGCTACTTCACGAACAGCTTTAGCGTCAGCGATAGCCTCTTTTAAAATGTCCTTTGCCATTTGTTTAAGTTTTAAATTTTCTCTTTCGAGTCTCGTTAATAAATTATACGGGAAATAAGGTTATTAGGAACCTTAATAAAGGGTTATATACTAATCAGGGACGGTTTATTAGAAAATCCGTATGTTTCTCATATACATATAATAAAAGAAAAGAGACCAAAAAAGGCGCCATAGGCGCCTTAATTGGTCATATAAATTATAACTTACTTTTTCATAAAGAAAGATGCAACAAGAACTAATACTATTAGTCCTACAAATCCACCATTACCTAATCCAGTGATTAGAGCAGTAAGATTTGCAACTACATCCATTCCAAATACGGTTCCACCTGTTAAGATGTACCAAAGAATTGTTACGGGGATAAAAGCCATAAATAGCTTACCTAATCCTCCTAAAAATCCATTTACTGTTGAAAATACTTTTTCCATGATTAATGATTTTTTAGTTAATAATTAAAATTTAAGACCTACTCCTAATTGTAAATTAGTTGTCTTAGCCGTTGCGTCATAAACCACTTTTGGATCTACAAATACGCCTTTGTGAAACGTAAACATTTTACCTGCACCAACAGAAATATTGTCAGTGTTTAAACCAGTAGTTGCTACATATGCAAAGTATCCTTTCCAGAAGTATCTTGCATGTAAATCAAGAGCAACATCAGCAGTAGAATCAGCTTGTGAAACATTCAAACCTACCATTAGGTTATCAGTTAAACCATACCCTACTGTTGGGCTTACGGACCACTCAGTCCATGCTTTGTTAGCAATGTCACCAGTACCAATGTACCAGTTACCTTTTTCCTGTGCGTTTACTCCAGCAACTGTAAGCAGTCCTAAAGCTAAACTTAAAATCAATTTTCTCATTTTTTTTGTTTTAGTTAATACTCGTTTTAATTGAAATATAAGGGAATCAGGAAATTGTCCCCTTAAGCTTTATATATATGTAGTTTAGTCTCTCATGAGATTTTATATATTATTGTAACCTTTATTGTTTACGATACATATGAAGGGATTTTAACTCACCCAAATATTTTTATAGAAATTTTACGGTTATGAACAATTAATTGTTCACTAATTTAACATTTACATACACCCGTATTATCACAAATTATATCGCGAATTATATTATTTACGTTAGTGTATTTATATTCAGGTATATTTATTTTACCTTCATTAAGACCTGTTGGAGTCATAAAGGCACCATGTGTTGAAGGAGTAGAAACAAAATCAAAACAAAGTAATTCAAAATCATCTTGTACTTCAACTGTTCCTTCAGACATATTTTCTTTTACAGAACCCATTCCACGAGAAGAAATACCAACAGTAATTCCATTTCTGAATAATTCTTTAAGAATATTTCCCGCTGGAGTAGATAAAATTTCAACTTTTCCATATACATCATTTCCTTTCATTTTTACTTCTACAATATTATGAGATACATTTTGTAGATTAATTACTGAACTTTCTGGATGATCTAATTCACCCATTGCTCTTCTTTCTTTTACTGGTCCTTCAGCATATTTTTTAATTTCCCTTTCTAAAATATCTTTAGGATAAATTCTACCATTTTGGTTTTTAGCTTCTGCTCTTTGAATAATACCAGATACCATTAGTGGTTTATTCTCTTTAATAGAACGTTCTACTAATAGTTTATCTACTTTAAATTGTCTGTATTCTTGTAATAGCATATTTTATACTTCTTTATAGCCCATATAGCCCTTTCTTTTTTTTCTTTTATTATCTCCAAAGGCAAAAGGAGTAGCATAAGCATCTCCCTTACCAGCAGTAAAACTAAGTCCGGATCCTGCACTAGCTAATGTATTGGCTTCTTGTACTTTTTTATATTCTTCTGGGTATTTTTTTCTTATATGTGTTCTAAAAGTATTATATATTTCTTTTAATTCTTCAGAAATATTATATAATACTACATCTTCAGGTTTATCTTCTACTATTGTTATAAAATCTTGAATTTCTGCTTCTAAATCTTTAACCATATTAGATAAAGAAGGTTTACGTATTACTTTAGAAGATATTTTTCCTGTTTCTGGATCTGGTTCTCCACTAACTAATTTAAAATCTTTTTCTCTATTTTTAGCTTTATTTCCTCTAGCAGGATCTCTTGTTGATTTTACTTCATTAAAAGTAGATTCTTTTATATTATATATGTCAATAAGATTAACCATGGATTGTTTTTAATTCATTTGTTAATTCATAATAATTAAGTAAATTAATAACATTATCATCATTAACTGATGATTTTTTACATAATGGTTTAATCATGTCTCTAGTTTCTTTAAGTTTTATAGTTACAACTTTATCTTCAACTTGTTTAGAATATTTTGTAAGTTGTTTTTTAACAGACTTAATTTCTTTATTAATAAAAGATTTAAGAGAAGGACTATTAGTAACACTATTAACATATTCTTTTAATAATTTTTTCTGATTTTCTCCTAAATTACTATATTTTTCATTAAATTTTTCAAGTAAAACTTTATAAGTAAGTAATCTTGTATCTTTATCATACTTTGCATAGTCTTCCATTACGATATTTTTTTTAGGTTTATCTTTTATTGATTTACCTGTAATATGTTCAAGTAATGTTACTTTTGAATTAACTATGGATAAAGGGGATGCATCTTTATTTTCAAGTAGATTAAAAATAGATGCCATTATTTTATAATTTGAAATTTTAGATTTAAAAAAATTATTTACATCATATGTTTCTTTAATTTCTTTAA